ACGACGGCCCTGTCCCTGCAACGGATTCGGATTACCCGAACGAAGTACCTCCGATTCCATTGGTCAAGGAACTCCCAGCGGTTGCAGGCCCTCCCGGTGAAACGGGTGCGACTGGAGCAACAGGTGCAGGGTTCACTCCGGGCGATGCAGCAGGCGACATCAAATATTGGGATGGCACCGATTGGAAAAACTTGTCTATCGGAACGGAAGGTCAGGTCTTGGAAGTTGTGTCGGGATTACCAGCATGGCAGAATAAATAAAAACTATGGCAGTTACTAAAGAAATCGTCCTTGAAGTAGGGCTTAAAGACTCAACGGCACAAGGCACGACGAGTGCTAAACAACGGCTTAGGGAACTCCAAAAGACCCTGACCGAGATGGCTTTGGCTGGGGAATCCGGGACCAAGGCTTTCAAGCAAATGGAGCAGGAGGCAGGGAAACTCAAGGACCAAATCGGGGACACCTCGCAGCGAATCAAAAACCTCGCATCGGACACACGCAACATCGACACCTTCGTCGCTGGAATCCAAGGAATCACCGCTGGCTTTCAAATCGCTCAAGGTGCAGCAGCGTTATTCGGGTCCGAGAACGAGGACTTGCAGAAGGCGTTGTTGAAGGTCCAAGGGGCGATGGCTCTCGCTAACGGAGTGCAGCAGGTTGCCAACCTTCTGAACAAGGATAGCATCCTAATCACCCAAGGGCAAGCAGCAGCTCAAGCACTCTACGCAACTGCAGTCGGTGCGAGTACGGGGGCTATGAAGGCTTTCCGAATCGCCCTCCTTGCTACGGGTATCGGTGCAGCCATCGCAGCCGTAGGGCTACTTATCGCCAAGTGGGATGAACTGACGGCAGCGGTCCGAAGGTTCCTGAACCTACCCGACCCAGCCATCGCAGCCAAGGCGAGGGAGGACGCAGCCATTCGTGAAGAAGCAGCGTTGTCCAATTATCGGGACGCATACGAGAGGCACACGGACGCACAAATCAAAAAACAAGAGGAAAGGGAGCGCAAGGAAAAAGAGGCAAGTCAAAAACGATTGGAGCGTCTAAAGTCCGAGAACGATGCGATTATCAAGTTTGTTGCAGACCTTAATCTTGAACTCTACGGAATGGAGTTGGATAGGCAGGCCGAGCAAGAGGATTTGCAAATAAAAGGAATGCAAGCAGAGGCAGCAAGGAGGGTTCGAGATGCACAGGTTGGCCTTGATATTTCTAATAAAAGAGCCGAAAATGAGAAGAAGATTCAGGAAGAAATAACCAAGTCAAACGTAGATATTAGTAGGGCAGGCTTCCAATCGTTAGGCGAACTGGCAACCGCCTTTGCAGGCCAATCCGAGGCATCACAAAAGAAGGCGTTTCAAGTCAACAAGGCAGCGGGTATTGCTCAAGCCATCATTGACACCTACGCTGCTGCTCAAGGGGCGTTCAAATCTCAACTGTCCGTGCCTGACGTTACCGCTCCGATTCGTGCCAAGATTGCAGCAGGGATAGCGATTGCTGCTGGTTTGGCAAGGGTTGCTGCAATTAGCAAAACGCAATTTAGGTCAACGTCTTCATCCGTTCCGTCCTCTGCCTCAACTGGTGGCGGTGGTGGAGGTGGAGAGGTTGCTCCTCCTTCAATCTTTGCTAACCCTCAAACGACCATGCTTGGAACCGATGGTGCTGCAATGGGCCAAGGCCAAGGCTCATCGCCTATGCGAGCCTATGTGGTCGAGAGGGACATCACCCAAAGCACTCGGAGGGTTCGGAGGTTGGAGGAATTTGCAACTCTTGGAGCCTAACCACATTTACCACTATGGAACTACCCATTTACAGGATGACCGTGGACGAGGTGGATGAAGGGGTCCAATTCGTGGCCCTGACCGATATGCCGGCCATCGAACGGCCATTCCAAGCCTTCGCAAAGACACCACAAAAGTTCACCGAAACAGGCGAACGGAGAGTGCTTACTGGCCCTCTCATGCTTGCAGACACTCCCATCTTTCGAAAGGACGAAACCTATGGCGAGTACTACGTCGTGTTTGACAAAGCCACCATCCGCAAGATAGTCCAAAAGTATTTCAAGCAAGGCAACCAGCACAACGTCAACGCTTACCACAACGCTGAACTGGATGGCGTGTTTATGTTTGAGAGTTACATCACCGACTCCGAGCGTGGTATCATGCCTCCCAAGGGCTACGAGGACACTCCCGACGGCTCTTGGTTCGGTTCCTTCAAAGTAGAGAACGACGAGGTGTGGGACAACCGCAACCTGTTCCGGGGTTTCTCCGTTGAGGGCCTGTTCGGGATGGACAAGACCGAATCCGAACTGGAGGTCGCACTCGCTGGCCTTGCCGATGAACTTACCGCTTTTTTGCAACAATTAACCCCCACCTACAAATCCCACTAACTATGAACCTGAAAAACGCAATCGAATCCCTGCGGACTGAACTCCGCAAATTCAGCACCCAAAAGCAGTCCTTCGCTGACTACAAGTTGACCGATGGCACGGTTGTCCGTGTGGATGGCGACCTCGTTGCCGGGACTGCCGTTTACGTTGTTGCCGAAGATGGTACACTCCCTGCCCCCGATGGCGAACACGTTGTTGAAGGCGTTGGCACGATCAAGACCGAAGGAGGCAAGATCGTTGAGGTCATCGCTGCTGAAGTAGCAACCCCGGTCATCGAGCCGTTGCCCGTTGCTGCTGAAATCACCCCCGAAGTGGCCGTTGAGGTTACCGAGGAAATCAAAGAAGCCTATCCTGCCATGACCCCCGAAGTTGTGGAGGCCATCGTCGCCAAGCACCTCGGAGCCATCATGGAAGAACTCAAGGCTGCCTATGCCGAGATGGGAAAGATGAAAGAGAAGATGTCCGCATTTGCAAGCCAAGTTGAAACCATGGCCGACATCGTCGAGAAGGTTTCCGAACTCCCAGCCGAAGCCCCAAAAGCAAGCAGTTCCGCAATCGTTGAGCAACGCAAGGCTCAGGCATCGCAGAACTTCAACGCTCTCGCACAAGCACTCCAATCACTCAAAAAAAACTAAACCCCTAAACCCCCACCACTAACCATGGCATACAATTTTGGCAATCTAAACGCCTACACCGACCAAGAGAGGCTTCCTCTCATCACCAAGGCCGTATTCTCGGCTCGTTCAGCAGCCCTGTTCACCAAGCAGGTGGGCATCAAGTTCGCTGCTGCCCTCAACCTCATGGACACCGATGCCTTGATTCAAGGCGGAGATGTTTGCGGTTACGCAAGTTCCGGCACAACTACATTCAGTCAGCGGAATATCACCGTTGGCCGTATGAAGGTTCAAGAAACCTTGTGTCCTCGCTCCTTGGAGCAGTACTGGATGCAGACCCAGTTGACCGCTGGCTCTACCTACGACGGTGTTCCTTTCGAGCAGGCTTTCTCCGAGCAGAAGGCTCTCCGCATCGCAGAGGCTTTGGAGAATGCAATTTGGAAGGGCAACACCTACTTTTCAGGCGTTAACCAACTCTTGAACGCTGCATCGGGTTCTACCATCAGCGGTAACACAGGAGCGGTTTCTGCGTCCGTTGGTGTTACCACGGGCAATGCAATCGCCATCTTTGACGGCATCTACAACCAAATTCCACAGGCCATCTTGACCAAGACGGACCTCGTAATCTTCTGTGGTTGGGACAACTTCCGTACCTTGCTTGGTGCGTTCAAATCAACCGCTAACGTCCTGTATAACCAAGTTGACTTGGCTGGCCTTGCTGACGGGGACATCATGTATCCCGGCACAAACGTGCGTGTCATTGCAGTCCCCGGCTTGACTGGAACAAACCGCATCGTTTCGTCTTACCTCGGTAACTTCTTCTACGGAACCGACTTGTTGTCCGATGAGGAACAGTTCTCGATTTGGTTCAGCAAAGACAACGATGAAGTCCGCTTCCAAGCAGCCTTCAAAGCAGGTGTCCAAATCGCTTACCCCGACTTGGTTGTTGACTTCCGCTTGACCTAATGTGTAGGGGGGAGGGAAACCTCCCCTCGCTTTTTGTTCCTTGAAACTTAAACCCCAAATACACATATGTCCTGCTCCTTAACAACTGGCTACGCCCTTGGATGCCGAGATTCAGTCGGTGGCATCAAAACAATTTATGTCCAATCCTTCATCCCAACGGGGTCCTGCAATGCCAACCTTTCAGGTGCGGTTACAGGCTTCACTGGGTACGCTTCGGGTGGGTTCTTCGAGTATGACTTGACCAAGGCTACGTCCTCTTTGACTGAAACCTTGAACGCAAGCATCGAGAACGGTTCAATCTACTACACCCCCGAAGTAACCTTCACCATCAACAAACTGCAAGTCGCAGTCCGCAACGAACTCCGCTTGCTGGTCCGCAACCGTGTTATCGTCATCGTCCAAGACAACAACAACCGCTACTGGTTGTTAGGCTCTGCCAACGGCTTGGAAGCAACCGCTGGAACCGCTGGAAGTGGTACTGCCTTTGGCGACCGAAACGGCTACGAAATAACGCTTTCCGGGATGGAGCCTGACCCGATGTTCCTAATCGAGTCAACAGTCTTTACACCATCGACTGCGCAGATACTCGGCTCGTAGTATCTTCGCATCAGGTTTTCATCACTGAGGTTTGAGAGGGGCAGTCAGCAATGGCTGCCCTTCTTATTTTTACGGCCATGAAGATTTGTATTGTTTACAACGCCCATCCAACCGGGTGCAGTTACTACCGCCTTGAAATGCCGAACGCTTACCTTGGCGACAACTACCCGGAGTTTGATTACGTCTGCGTTGAGAACATCACGACCATCAGCGACGAGGGGCTTCGTTCGATAGACCTGTTCCTGTTCAGCAGGCTTTGGTGTCAGGGAACCATGGAGCAAGTCGAAAATGTTTACAAAGCATTGACCCAATTCGGGGCGAAAGTCATCCTTGACTTGGACGATTACTGGGTCCTTGAGAGCGGCCACATCATGTACCGCCACTATCACCAAACCAAACTCGCAGAGGTCATCCGTAAGCACATTAAATTGGCCGATTGGGTTACCTGTACCACCGAGCATCTTGCTGCTCGCATACGGCCTCTAAATGCGAATGTGAGCATTCTACAAAACGAACCCTACGAAGCCTACCAGCAGTTCATTCCCAACCCAAAGGAAGAACCCGACAAACACCTCGTCAAGTTCGGTTGGTTCGGAGGTGCGCAGCATGGCGAGGATATGGAACTGCTCCGGGAAGGGATGCAGAAACTACGCTGGGACGCAAACTTGGATGGCAAGTACCGCCTCTACCTCGGAGGGTGGAACGACAACAACCCCGTTTATGAGGGCTACGAGAAAATCATCAGCGACCAAGGGAACAACCCGAACTACGGACGCATTCAGGCAGCGGACATCTACTCCTACGTCGGGGGTTACAACTTCGTGAACGTAACCCTTGCACCTTTGCGAGATACCAAGTTTAACAAACTCAAATCCGAGTTGAAGGTGGTCGAGGCCGGGTGGATGAACAAGGCCATCATCGCAAGCGAAACCATCCCCTATACCGACGTAATCAAGCACGGGGAGAACGGGTTTCTCGTTCCTTACAACAAACCCAAGGACTGGTACAAGTACATCAAGCAGTTGATCCTTGACCCCGATCTGCGTAAGGGCTTGGCTGACAACCTCACACGGGACATCAAGAAGCAGTTCAACGTGGCTGAAACCGCCAAGAAACGAGCCGAACTATACAGGCAGATTGGGCGCAAATTGTGAAATTCGGGAGCATCGCACATTTACAAGCAGATGCTTTACCTGAACCCTGACACGACCAACACCCTGACGGTTACTTGGACCGAGCGTTCCAGCACGGGAAACCGCTACATCCTGCGACTCACGAGCATTGCCAAGAACACCACGACCGATTTCACCCTGCTGAAATCCGCCAACCTTTCCAACTATACGAATCGCTATGACCAATTTCAGATTGCCGTGGGGTCGCTTGAAACAGGCTCGTATAAATATGAAGTTTACGATACCAATAGCACGGTTGCCGCTGCTTTGGCGGTCGTTGAAACGGGCTTGGCATTTGTACAAACCGCAACGATAGGCTTCAACACCTACGCCAATACGATTACTTACAATGTTTACGATGCATCCGACGAGGGTGTCTTTGATCTAACCTTTGACTCAACTTTCGCATAATGAGCGTACAAACA